TAACTATTCGCGAAAGTCTAGTTTAACGAATAGTTAAGGCTGATTTAAGTATATAAGGATACATCTTTTAACACTTTTGTTAGGGGGTGTATTTTTTTTTATGGTTAAGAAGTTTTTAAGTGCCCTGTTGGCGCTTTTTATCCTTTCGTTATTTCCCCTGACTGTTTTGGCCGGGGACCTTCCTACATCTACCAATACGATTAATTGGTCAACGGTTGAGGTTTTTGCTTATGGTTCTGGAACCTATAAGAAATCCCTTGGTAAGGTTCAGGAGGCTGGCGGGCAAGGTGCTTTTGGTAAGGAATTTACACCTTCTGACGGTATGGGCATTCAAGGTTTTGTTTTGGTTCTCCCCCGCTCTTCTTTTCCAACAACTGGCAAGTGGAAGGCTCAGGTTTCCATCCAGACAAGTAGCACTTCATTATTGCTTGATAGGATGTATGCCCGTGGCCGTGTTAAAAGACCTAACGCTTCGGATTTATCCGGCCAGCTTCCGAAGATTGCTTCGGACACCATCCCTCCTGACTTCTACACGGTTACATACAACGTAAATAGCCAGTCCCTTACCTCGGTTGAGTTCTTTTTCCCTTATGCGTTTCCTCTTTATGGTACGCAAAGGCTTAACTTTTCCTCGGTCATTTCCTTCCGCGATTATGAATCCGGTAACATTAACAATCCGGTTGCTCCTCTCCCGGATGCATCAGAACAAAATCAGGCGATTGCCAATTCAGTCCAGGATACGGCTAATAATACGGCGGTCTTGGTGCAGAAACAGGATACTATCATTGAGCAAATTGTGGATACCACTCAGACTATCAGTAACCAGCTCCATTCCTTTTGGGACCAGTTGGCGGGTGAGTTCACGAACATGTATAACAAAATGAATCAACATCACTCTGAGGATTTAGCCGCAAACCGGCGCAATACAGAGGATATCATTGATTCCCAGGAATCTAACACCACGAATATCATTAATAACAATAATGCAAATACGGATAAACTTGCAAATGGTTATGATAAATCCCGTCTGGATAATAGCAATGCTCAGTTGAATGATTCGATTCACAATATGCAGGAAAATGAAAAACAGCTAATGGAGGATGTAAGCAATAACATTAATTCGTTCCGTTATGATGATTATTTTACCCGTATTAGGGGGCCTTTATCGGATATATCCTATTTCCTGAATCATATTTACAATAACATGAAGGGCTTGAATATCCCTATTGGCTTTTCCCTTACTCTCACGATTGCCATGCTCTGCATTGGCTATTATCGGTTCAAAGGGGGGACATAAATGTTTCAATTTTTTGATGCGGTTGCCGGGTTTGTCGAAACTGTGGTTAGCTTCATTGTTAACATGATTGCAACGCTTATCCTTGTGATTGTTAACATTGTCCGTTCTGTCGGCTGGCTGGTGATGTGCCTTTCCTATCTCCCGCCCTGGATGGTTGGTTTTGTGGTTGTCCCTATCAGCCTTGCAGTTGTGTTCCAGATTCTTAATAAGGGGTCGTGATTATTATGATGCGTGATTTAATTGATTTTTGTATCTTTATTGTTTCAAAGATTGCTGTCCTTTTGTTTGGCAGTGATTTAGGAGGATATTCATATGGTGATTTTTTGGTCGCTGTCCTTGTTGTTTCTGTGTTTGTTACTACGCTTGTTATTTCCTTCCGTGGTGCGGGAGGTAGTCCATCTTCCGTGGTTCGTCCGCCCAGGGCATCTAAACGTAGTGGTGGCTCTAAGTAGTTTTTTCCTGCTCTCCTGCCCTCTCCTGGCCTATGCAGATACAGCTACACCTTCCAATGCGTCCAGGGTGGATGCAGATACGGATTGGGACATGGATATGGATGATATATGGGTTGCTTCTCCTTCGGATGCAGCCTACACGGATGTGGATTTATTGATTGATGATAGAACCTTGATGGATATTGATGATTTTGAGGATTTAAAACGTGATGATTTACTCCGATACATTTTATGCGAACTTATTACCATTCGTGATTCTTTTGGTGGCCCCGGTCTTGCTTCCCCCTCGGATGCTCCGCTTTCTTCCCTGGAGGATTCGCAGGATGATTCTGACCTGGAGGAAGGCCCTACAGATATTGTTCCTATGGATGCCCCTGTCCGTTCGGCGCGTTCGGTATCTGCTTCTGACGATTATGTTAATGTACTTCGTTATGATGTTTCTATCTCAGGCCAGGAGTATACCCTTCTCTTTCCCCCTGAGTATGCGGATTCCCTTTATGTAGACAGTCAGGGCCGTCTGTTCAATGTTTCGGCTAATACCATTCAAGGCCGTCTGGTGGATGGGAATTTTAATCCGTATGCGCGGACAGGTAAGCTTGTGTATCTTACTCCCTGCCTTGGCAATAACTTTTACACTATCAGCGAGTATGGCTCCCCCAATTATGTCAGGGAGTATTATTGGAGTTCCGGTAGTTTGCGCTATCGTGATACATACGTTAATATTCAGGTGAATCAATATCATCATATATTCAAGGTTTCTGACACGCTTACATATATCGTTGTCGTTCTGATGGGAGGTTGTTTGATATGTTTATGGAGAAAATCCTCGCGTTGATGGGGGATGTCCCTGTCCAGTTCTATCCGGTTTGTTATGCCTTTGGCTTCATTGCTTTTTTATGGATTGTGGATAAGTTCTTCCATATCTTTGTGTCGCTGATAGATAGGCGGTGATTATATGAACCTTGGTATTGTTATGAAGGTTGTTGAATGGATGTTTCATGAGTTATCACTTCTGTTTGATATCCTTTGGAGGCATTCCTACTGGGTGGGGATGTTTGTGATTGGTCTGCCCCTTCTTAAGAAGGTTGTAGATATATTTAGGCGACTTTTATAAATTGATAAGGAGGTGTTTGTTTATGTTGAAGATTAAGAATGCGGTTAAGAAGTATCGTTCTATCCCTGTCGCCACTGGTGTTGCGTCTGTTGCTATGGCTTTCCCGGCTTTTGCTGAGGGCGGTACTCCGGCCACGGGCCTTGACAGTCTGTTAGCCACGTTTTCTGTGGTTACGGCCTGGCTTTGGAAGGAGTGTGGGCTTCTGCTCACCTGGATTTTAAGCCAGCCTATCCTTTTGGCCGCCATGTGTCTGTTCTTCGCTGGCGCCGTGGTTGCGTTCTTCATGCGCATTTACCATCAGGTATGATTCAGAAGGGGACCCCGGTCCCCTTCCCCCATTGAGGTGATTTTATGATTGATTTATTCAACCTTTTTATAGATGTGATTCTGTTCCCCATGTCCCCGGATGCCTTTACCCTTGATACGAATATTATGTGGCAGTTCATGCTTTTAATCCTGTTACCCGTTGGCCTTATCCGTATCACGAAACAGCTTGTTAAGGGGGTGTTTTAATGTATGCGCTTTCTGTTCTACTCTTTGGCTTTGGCCTGTTTTGGATTGTCTTTTTTGCTTATCATTTCTTTAAGTATCGCAATCCATATAAGCTCTTTATGGTCTTTGGCAAGAAAGGTAGTGGCAAGACTACGCTCATGTGTAAGATGGCACTTAAATACCGTAAGAAGGGGTGGCACGTCTATAGCAACGTGCATATACCTGGAACTTATCACTTCGATACCGTTGATATTGGTGTTGCCCATTTTCCTGAAAATTCTATCCTGCTTATAGATGAGGTGGGCCTTGTATGGGATAACCGTAATTTCAAGTCCTTCCCGGAACACGTAAAGGTTTATTTCAAATATCAGCGGCAGTATAAACATATCGTGTATCTGTTTTCACAGTCTTTTGACGTGGATAAGAAGATACGCGACTTGACGGACCATCTGTACATCATCCACAACTTCCTGAACTGCTTTTCTGTTGCCAGGCGTATCACAAAGACAGTTGCCGTTGTCCATGCGGATAAATCTGCCAGCGGTGAATCAAAGATAGTGGATGATTACAACATTGATTCCCTGCTCCTGGCCCCCTTCGGTTCCGTGCGTTTTACCTACATCCCGAAGTATGTAAAGTATTTCAATTCCTACAATCCTCCCCTGCTCCCGGAGAAGGAGTTTGAATACATGCCGTTCCCGGAACTGGTGAAACAGGGGAAGCTGGGAGCGCTCCGCCGCGCGATGGCCGGCGGGCGCGTACAGCTTCATGAGGTCGTGAGGAAATGGAACCGTAAGAAACGGTGACCGACTTCGGACCCCTGTCTAATTAGGTCCGAAGTCCTATCAATTTCTGACTTTTTCACACAATTTACACAATTCATGTTAGGAGGTTTTGCCCGTGCTTTATTATTTCAACCCATTGATTGAGGATGGTATCTTTTATTCCTGTGATTCCCTCCGTTACTCCTTTGAGTTCCCGGATACAGATACGGTTGAATCCTTCCTTTCCTTCCTCTCCTATCTTCCAGGCTCTACTTATTATCAATCCTTAAAGGATTTTGATTACCGATACCTTTTTGTGTTTGGTATCAAAGGATTATCATTTTCCATTGGCCTTTGTATGAATGGTGTAAAGAAAGAGACGGTCTTACAGGGTTTCCTGGACTTTAACCCAAACAAGATACTTGGTGAGATTGCTTATGATGATGGGTTCATGCGTATAAGTGTATCTCCTTTTGACCAGGAGGAAGTGGAATACAGAGGCCTGCAAAGCCAGATAGGACAGCTCCTAAGAACGGTCCTAAACGAACTGTTCCCCATGGTAGAAACAATAAAGATAAAAAGATGGGATTTAGCAGTGGACGTGCCATATGGCCGTGACTGTGTACAGCTTATCAAGGATAACAGGAAATACAGCCAATTTTACAAATCAGCGCAGGACTTTACAGAATATTTAGGATGTATGTCCGCTCCCGGCCGGGTAAAGGTCTACAACAAACAGATAGAGGCTGGCCTTGATTATCCCCTCACCCGGATAGAGGTTACGCTGGATAGCCTGGACTACATAGATTGTTGCCGTTGCTGGCCCAATGTCTATACCCGTAAAGTGATAGACCTGGCGGAATCAAAGGTCATGGTACAGCTCCTTGCGGAACAGCCGGTAGACCGGGTGGACTACTATCTCCGCCAGTTATCGCCTAACACGAAACGTAAGTACAAGACCTTGCTCCTGGACCGTCCCTTTGAGATTGAGGGTCCCATATTTAACAAGTTGCGCAGTCAGTTATTAAGATATCAGGAGGGAAATTTTTATGAATAAGCCAGTTGGAAAAATCAAAGTCAATGTTTATCTGACCACGAAACAGTATGACCGCCTTTGCAGGTACATGGAGTTCTGTGAATGCTACTCCACCCCGGCTGAAATGGCAACAAGGCTTGTTCAGGTCGGCCTGGCCGAGGCAATCAAGCGTGGGGCGATTGAGGAGGATTAATCTTATGAGTGAAGATGGTTCTTTATTTTGTAGTTTTGTTGTTGTTTTTCTTCCGCATCTTTTTATGCAATTTAATAACCGCTTCTGGGTAAAGCGGTTTCATGGTAAAAAGTTAGGTGATGATTATTTATATATTTCCTATCTTGCTTATATTGTTTTTATATTTTGCTATTCTTTTCTTTTCCATTAACTGTTTATTTATTTCATCCCCGGCATAGAGCCGGGGATTTTACTGTTATAGTGCTTTTGGCAATATGCCTTTTGCTTCCAGGACTTCCACCAGTGTGTCTATGTCTTGTCTGGTTTCGTTGGTTCCTTTCTTCACCTGGTATTCCAGGTTGGTTAGTCTTATGTCTATTTCTTCCAATTTGTTTTTTATAGCCTTGTTTTGTACTTTTAGAGTTTCTACACTATCATGAATTGGTTTAAGTTCTTCTTGTAGCATTCCTCTAATAGCTTCTAGCATTTCATTTTCATTCATATGGGTTATCCTCCTTAAAATCCTTTAAAATCGCTTCTCGTCCATCCTGGTGTGTTGTGGATGGCTGTTTGTCTTTTTCATCTTCTTTAATTTGATTTATTTCATAATTTGGTATAGATATCGCAAGTTCATTTATGATTCTTTTTGTTACATATTCTGGTTTATTAGGTTTATCTGTATAAAAATTAATAAGTTTTATATCGGCTTGTTTGACAATTTCTTTTACTTTCATGTCTCTTTCTCGCCGTTTGTATTGTTGATGTGATATATCATTTAATTCAATTAAAAGTAGAATATTATAATTTTTATCAAATATACCAAAATCAATATTTCGATATAATTCATTTTGATATTTAAATTCACCTGTTTTTTGTATAATTGTAGCTAAATTTACTTGGGGTATGATAATTAAATCATATTTTTTAAGTTCATGTAACGCTGATAGGAATTTTTTTTCTGTACAGGTAAGAAAGTTCTTTTTTTTATATTGATTTTTATTAATATTATTATTTTTTTCTGTGTTTTCTTCTGTCTTTTTAAATGTCTGTGTCGTTTGTACTGTTGATTTTCTTTTTTGATTGATTGCTTTAATTATCATAAAAATTATAAGTACAATTATTACTATGGATATTTCATTCATGTTTTTCCTTTCTTTTATCTTAAAAATTATATGATGTTTATTTTATGCTGATATCTCCATGTATATTGTTCGCTACAATTCCTTTATTGGTTTTAACATTGATTCCAGATGTGCCTTGCATATCTTTTTCTATTAGGTCTTTTACGTATCCTGAAAAGCTTTTATAGCCTTTGCTTTTCATGTGTTCTTTAATTGTTGGTAACTCGTCCTTTTGTATGTATACTTTTTGTGGTGAATAATTATTTTCATTATATTCTTTGTTATATTTTGCATTGCTCATTTTGCCCCTCCATAGTACTATGTTTAATTTCGCCAAAACATAGTACTATGTTTTGTGACATATGCCTATGGACATAGTACTATGTTTTTGGTAAGATATTGGTGTAACGATAAATAATAATTAAGCGCTTAGTTAGTATCTATTCTACCACAAATTTAGTTAGTTCACAAGGTTCATTTAATTAGTTGATTAAGGAGGGCTTAAGGTATGACGGTTTATCAGGTTATGAATCTTTCGTTTGTTGATGACCATACGGTTATTTTAATCCGTGATGAAGCTTTTAATCTTCTCGGCGGTTTTGTCCGTATTCATCCCTTTGCAACCAAATTTTATTCTTATGATGTGAAATCTTTTTCTTGGTGGACTGGTAACCATTTGAATATCACGGTATGTAAGGAGGTGTAATCATGATGGATAAAAAGCGTATCCGTAAAACACTTAATGATGCTGTAGAACGGTATCTTCTTGGTGATGTTGATGGTGATTTCCGTTTTAACTATATTTGGATTCGTTCACAGTTGAGTTTTGCATTCAGCATTGATGCAATTACGATTGATGAGTTTGATGCTTTGTCTTCCGTTGTCCTTCACGCTTATAAAACTGACAGGAGGGGTCCAGAATGCGTAGACTTTCCAAGGCTCTCATAGAGCAGGAACAAAATGAAACCAGTGTGGCGATATGCCGGGCCATGGCCTTGCATGACCAGTGCCGTGTGGATGTTCTTCAATATCATTTCGCCCGCCTGGAACATATTTTGGCTTACCTGGATGAAAAGACAGATTCCATCCCGTCCATATCCAGTGAGGTCCAGACAACATAGCTTGTTCTCCGGGGTATCCTTTTCCGGCTCTGCCCCGGATTACATATAACAATCACTTAGTTAGTTGAGAAAGAGAGGTTTTGATTATGGTATATGAGATTTTAGGCATTGAGAGATTCGAGGGTATCTCTAAAAAGACTGGTAAGCCTTATGACTTCACCCGTTTCTATGCAGTTCCATCCAGACAGCCCGATAAAGTCCGTGGCCGCCGTGTGGAACAGGTTGACGTCTGGAATGGCGAATATGCCCCGGATATTTCTGGTATTCATCCAGAGGATTTTGTGGATATCTCCTATGGCCGTGGTGGCTATGTTGAAGAATGCCGGTTGGTTGATTCTCCAAACTAGTGGAAGCGAAGTCCCCGGCCCCCGGTGTAGCCTAGGGGCCGGGAATACCCCCTTCCCCTTGACTACAGAAAGTGCCAGGTCCCTGGCGGTAGCGATTCATCATGCCATGGATGTGCCTACGGGGTCGCGAACATAAGAAATCAATAGAAAGTAGTGGTTGGATGAACATAGAACTTACGGAACGGGAACTGCGCTATCTTAACCGGGTGGTTAATGTCCGTCTGGATGAATTGATAGAACGCTGTGCCCGGATTCGCCGGATACGTTCTCTTGAGGATATTATTACCAGTGAGCGTTTTAGCATTGCTGAATCAGAAATTAAGGTCATGAAAGGGGTCCATGATAAGATTGCTGACGCCCTCTCTGACTGTAACATGTAACAAGCTGTATCCTTGCATACTTAATAAAATAAGC